AACCAGCTTTGTCTTTATGTGCTAAAACTTTAATTTGGCTTAGAGAAACTTTTGATGTAATTTGATTTACGTCTTTAATTTTTAATAATCCCCAATCAGCTAATAATATAGCTATGGTGTTTCTCCTGTCAATATCATTTGTAGTAATATTAGATTCTTTACCATCTAAAGAAAATAATTCTTTAAAATGAACAATAAAATATCTTCCTTGTTTATGTAATATATGACAAGATTGATATAGTTTTTTATCAGTACGACTTGCGATACCAATACGTGTTAATGTTTCTCTAATTTTTAAAAAGTTATCAGGTTCAATTAAGAACACTTCTAACATTTTGTCTGGGCTCCAAGAATATGGAACACTTTTAATTTCTTCTTTAGCAATCTCTTGCTTAATTTCATCACCCATTTATTCCACCTTTATAAAATTTTGATTTAATAATCTCAATCTGTTCTTTAGTTAAGAGAGACATTATCTCCTTAGCTTTTTGATGAGACACATTATAATATTCCATAATAAAGGGTTCATTAGAATCTTTAGATCTTTTAGCCCACTTTTTATTTGAATATCTTTTCTTCTTAGCTACTATATTTAGGTAAAAAGAAAATTGCCATCTTTTTGGAATATAGTGTAAAACGTTGACTTCATTAGCTATTTGTACAGTATCCGGAAAGTACGATAACGACCTATTGATTAAAAATGGCTGATAATCGTCTTCAAAAGATATATCGGTTTCATGTAGCTGTTCTTTCGTATAATTTATAGCTGATAAAAATCTAAATGGGTTTGATTTAAATTTTTTTACTTCCACTGACATTTTTTCATTATCTCTGTCATGGCAGCAACCTTATTAATATTTGAGTCAGCAACAAAAGCAGATTTATATTGATAGTCAGCTAAAATTAAAACTAATTCTGGTACTGAATTTTTATCCATTAGTGGAAGTGCTTTATCAAATATTTCAGAAAATAGATTTGTAGTATCAATATCTGAATTTGTGTCAATCCACTGACGCATTTTATCCCACTCTTTATTCTTTAAAATTTTAAATAAAGTAGAATAAGATTCATCTGAAATACCAAGAAGAATACCTGTATCAATCGCACCACTAACTGAATACCTTTGTAATTCATTTAAAGTTTTTCTAAAGTCAGGAAAATATTTTTGTATAAGTGTCATAACGACTTTCTTATCATATTTTATATTTTCTTTATCAAGAATTTCTATAACTCTATTATAAAATTCAGTAGCTATAATTGCTCTTTCATCATTTGGTATTTTAAAATCAATTACAGAACATCTTGATTTAATTGGGTCAATAATTTTATTTTTAAAATTACAAGTAAATATAAATCTACAATTAGAAGAGAACTCTTCTATAAATGCTCTTAAGGCTGGTTGCATTATATTCGGAGTCATATAATCAGCTTCATCTAGAATAATTACTTTTTTAGCAGCAGTCAAAGATATAGTTGAAGCAAATCCTTTAATCTTTACTCTGAGAGTATCAATCATACGACCCTCTTCTGAACCATTTATAATTATATAGTCAGCACCTATTTCATCACATAATGCACGAGCGACAGTAGTTTTACCAACTCCTGCTGTACCATAAAATAAAAAGTGCGGTATCTGACCTCCTTTAATAAAAGACTTTAATGTAAGTTTAAAATTTTTAGGAAGGATACACTCGCTAATTTTACGAGGGCGATACTTTTCAACCCAAACAAATTGATTATCAGATGTATTTAACATAGTGCAGGTTTTCCATAGGTTTTCTCATAACTCATTTTTTTAATTAGACTAATATATGGGGTCTTATTTTTATGTTTTGTATTTGCTTTCGCATTTCCTTGATAAGTTGTTAACTCAAGATTATTACGATTGTGATTTTGTTTATCGTGGTCTATATGATTTACTATCAGACCTCTATACATTTCTTCTAGAACCCATATTGGTAATTTATCTAATGCTTTTAAACCTCTTTCTGATATATGTTTAAAAGCTTTTTTAAGTTCTTCTTTAAGGATATTATAATGAAAGATATAAGAAGTTATAAGAACTTTATGGTTGCTTACTCTTTTTTGAAGTCGGTAAAGATCTGAAAAACTTGGGTCAATAAAAGTCACAAAAGGATAATGTTTTCCTGTTGCTCCCCCTATCCATCCCCTGTTTGTACTAGATTTTATTTTGTTTAAAGACCCCATTTTAGTAGAGTAGATATCTCCAGTATCTTGATGAACGTAATAATCTTTAATTGGAAAAAATTTATTGTTATGGTCTACCCAAGCAGGAATTAATTTTCTAGGAATATGCACTTTACCCATGATATAATATAGTTGTATAATTAGATTATTTGCTAACTACAGAATCTGACTCAATAGCTATGTAATAAACTAATAAACCTTTAATAGCTGAAAACTTAGATAATTTTTTGCTATCAACTGATACGTTATAGTCTGTAAGAGCAATTTTTTGTAAATTTTCAACTTTTAAATTTACTTTAAACTCTTTATCTGAAGAACCAATATCTATATTGAAAGTATTAGTAGTAGAAGATTGGCTTTGTTTTGCTCTTTTATCTGCTACCTCTACACTTAACTTACCATCTCTTGATACGATTGATACGTCACTTACTTTCAAAGCTGAAGCTGCTTTAAAAATCATATCTAAATCTGTTCCTTTTATATCAAAACTTACATCACTAGAAACTGGTAGACTGTCTTTTGATGGTACAACTATTGCTTCTGGAGAAGCTGAATAAAATTTAACTTTTTGATTCCCTTTAGTCATTACACAGATATTGCTAGTGAATGTTAAATCCGCATCATCAAGTAATGTGTAAGCTGATAAAAAGTCATTTAATTCATATATTCCAAAATTACCAGTGCCATTAATTGGTAAGTTTTCTGAAATTTGTGCTACACCCATCACACTCTTTCCTGGTGATATGGTTGCTAATTTATTGCCAGCTTTTAGCATTAAATTAGAATTAATACCTGCAAAATTTTTCATTATTGCTAGGGTTTCTTTACTTAGTTTCATTTTCACTCCTTGTCATTATTAAGTTTTTCTCCTTGGTCATGAACGTATAGAGCAAGAAGAGCATAGTGTAAAATCTTTAGAAGATCTTTACGATTTTGTCCATCCTTATGCCCATACCTTTGAGCATATTTTAAAACATTGCCTAAAGTAAATCCTAGACCATGACCGCAATCAACGATGAACTCTGTTGATTGAAATTTCTTTTTAGAATAATGACCTTTATATGTTTGATCAATATATTCTTTTAATTCTTTAATTAGTTTATCTTCGTTAAACCTATACTGCATTAGTTGTTCGTGCTTGAGATGATATAGCAGATTTAAAGAACTCCTTATCTTGTTCTACATTATTTGTGGCTGTTCTCACATTAACACCATTAACGTTTGCAGTGTTTGCTATTTTTGAAGGATCTATACCTTTCGCAGGGAATACATAAGATCCTGCTTTAATAGTATAATCTTTCTTTAGCCATTTAGTTGAACTTATAATCGATACAGTTTCACCTGCTTTTTTCTTATTTCTTAAAGTTTCTTTTATCACTTTAATTTCTTTTCTCGTTATAACACCAGATTTAGCTGCATTTGGAAACATTTGAGTAGCAAAATCAATATAACTTTGTTGTTTTGAATTTAACTCTTCATATTTTTTCATTATATACTCCGTTAGTTGTTTTATACATTAATTATAGTATAAATTAGTTTAGAAGTAAAGTGGGTGAAAAAGAATACTTTCATAATTGGGCACCCACTTTACTATTTTTTATATTAAACCAAACCCCATTATGAATTTTTAACATACTTTATATCTATACCAAAAGCTTTTATATCATTAAAAAATGATTTATCATCTTCTGATATCCTAGAACTTATTGGAACTGCGATAGTTGTATTTTGACCTGAAATAGAATTCATTGCTTTTTGAACAGTGACTCCATCAGCTGGAAACAAATACAAACCTCTTTTAAGTTTATTCGACCTAAACAACCAATTAGCTTTACCAAAAACAGGACCACCTGCTGCTCTTTCTTTTTTCATTTTTTTATGAAGAATACGACATTGAACGCCAGTTATATAACCCTTTTCAACACACTCGGGTAGAAGTTTTGCAAAGTGTTCTACCCAACGTTTTTGTGATTTAGTAAGTGAATTCCAAGTCAGCATTACGCACTCACTGTTTGAGGTTGATTAACTACAGCACTCGCGACTTCGGACTCTGATGGTTTCGGAGCCGAAGTTTCTTTATTATTTGATACTTTGTCGAATAAATCAATGAAAGCAAGTCTTGTTGCTTCATCAAATCTATTTGTACATAATTGTATAGACTTATCAATATCTTTAAATACAGAATATGCTCTAACAATATGTACCAATCTTCTGGTAGTAATTGTTTCATCAACACCACCCGATTCATTTGTTTTTCTAATTACATCAGCCCATTTAACTAGAGTCTGAGCAAACTTATCATTTTTACACTTATAAGAATCCATTAAGTTTTTAACAATTTTTAACTCAATCGATGGAGAAGGATATTCTTGTTGGAATGTCACAGCAAACCTTTCAAGGAAAGCTTCATTCAAAACATTCGTACCAATATATCTTCCATCTTCAGATCCTTTGCCTTTGGTATTCGCTGTAGCGAATATATTAAAACCATTTCTAGGAACGATAATTTCATTCTTTAATTTAAAGTAGAATGGTTTACCTTCAAGAATTGGTTGTAAACATAATAGAGTATTCGCACCACCAGCATCAATCTCATCAAGTAGTAAAGGGATACCAAGTCTCATAGCGATAACGACTGGTCCTTCAACTATCTGAATATTACCATCAACGAGTGTTTTGGTACCAATCAATTGGTCTTCATCTGTAAGACTGTTTAAATTTACTCTAATTAAAGAAATTTTATGCTTAGCACAAATTTGTTCAATAGAAGTAGATTTACCATTACCAGTTGGTCCTGTCACAAACGTAGGATAAAACTGTCTTGATGTTATAATAGTTTCAAGATCTTTATAGTTTCCGAATGGAACATAATTACTATCTCTAATAGGAACTAAAGATTTTACATCTAGATTAGTAGATTCAGATTTTACAGTATCAACTTTAACAACGTTATTTGTCACTGAAGAAGAAACACTTGAAAGAGGGATAATATAAGATCCTCTTCCACTCTTTTGTGCTTTCACCCAGTTATAAATTTCAGTTTTATTGTTGTACTTATTTGCCTTTAGGATTTTCTTGACTTGTTTTCTTGTAAACTTATCATCAGAAGTCGGGTAAGACTCATGAAGCAACTCTACAAAGTTTTTTAGGTTCACGTTATTCATCATATATTTTTATTTTTTTTAGTTAGTTTATACATATATTGTACTATACTTTTTACCAAAAGTAAAGGAATAAATGCATTTAGAAGTGTTTAAAATCAATGACTTAGCAGTATTATAATTTTTTGTTTTCATAATCCTCTAAATTATCGTCTTTTTTAGGTATAACTTTAATCACCTTTGTCATTACATCTCCTGTGGTTATTTTAAAGGCTCCAACTGTAAATATTGTTTCGCCAAAACAACCTGATAGAGAAAGTAATATCATAATCTTAAATATTAAAGTATGGAGTCGCATTTTTATATTTGTCTAACATCTCAACTCTGTTTGTAATCCATTCATCAAGTAAAGGGAGTGATTTTGAATTTCTACCATCCCAATTAGTAAATGCAGTTTCAAAAAATTCTATTCTTTCATTAGGAAATTTTTGTTTATGTTCATTTTGATATTCAACTAATTGTTTTTTCCAAGCATCAAATAAAACATCAGACACTAGAGGATTGTCTTTATACCAATACATATAAGAATGTATAAGTATTTTAGATCTTAATTCTATAATTTTATCTTTTAACGATATTGTTTCAGCCATTATGCTACCTGTTTCGCAAAAGAAGTTAATAAGAATCTGCTATTTCTGTTTTGTTTTAAAAGCTTAGTAAATGATTTTGCTATTTGACTAGCTGTTTTTTCTTTTGAAGAATTTAAATCATTAGCGATATTTAAAGATTCAGGTTTAACGTTTTCTATTGGAATTAAATAATATTCATCATAAGCATTAATTTTTGTCAAAGCACAAGCACCTAATTCTTTAAAGTCTTTTGCTATTTTAATTACTTGAGATTCATCGGCAGATCTAAATTCACCACCATTTGTATAACAAGATATTTGTGATAATGTATTGCTTATATGTCTTTTATTATTTCTTATTAAAGAAAACGCAAGACAAGTTGTATTTGGATCTTGATCTTTTATTATTTGAATTGCTGAACCAGTTTGCATATATGATTTAAATTCATAGTCTTTATTATTTTTTCTAATAATTAAATGTCTGGTTATAGAACTGTATTGTGTAAAACGTCTCGGATAAATACTATGTCCTTCGCCATCAGTTAGTACAATAAAAGAAAGTTTTTGTACGTTATTCATTTTTTTAAATTTTGGTAAGAAATCAACCATATACAATAAAGATTCATTTAAAGGAGTAGAAGATAATTTATAACCAGAAACATTTTTATAAACTTCAGAGAATAATAAAGCACCCATTTTATTATAATCATCTTTACTCATTTTATGAGATATAATTTCAACAACTTTAAACATTTCAACATCTAATTCTTTTGAAGATACTTCTTTTTTTGCTCTATTTTGTTCTGGTGTTAAATTGTCGTCATAAGAATAATATCTTGGACCCAATATTTTTTCTCTTAAAGCTTCAACTTCTATTTTTTTAGGATCAGCATCAGATATACCATTAGTAAATGCAAGAACAGTAAATGGTATATTTGCAATTTTACAAAAACTTGTCATTAGATAAACTTGCTTAATAACATCTTTTAATACAGGAGACATACTGCCAGACCAGTCCATTAACATAACCATACCATGATTTTTGCCTTTTGGTAATGATTGAATAGTTTTAAATATCTCTTCTTTAATTTTATAAGATGCTAGTTTTCTAATATCAATTACACCAGTTTTATGTTCTTTTGTTTTATAATACTTATTTGCTGACTTTCTCATTTCAAATTCTTTAAGCAGATAATTTACTTCTTTTTTAGTTTCTTGTAAATATTCTTGAAATTCACTACTTGCTATTCTTATTTTATCTTCTGTAGTATCCCAAGGTTGAAAATTTGAATTCAAATTTATTTGGGGTTGAAAATTTGAACCATATTGACTTTTTGCTTTTGCTATTTCTATATTTTCTTTTTCTTTTCTAATCGCTAACCATTTATCTACATCTGCCATATATTTTGTATATGGTACATAAGGATCGAAACCTACAAATTTTGGAGTATAGTCAACTATAACAAATTCATTATTGCTTGTATGATTTGATAACATTTTATTAAAAGTATCCTGAATTGTATCAGGAATATCATTTTCAGAAACACTTGGGTTTGCTACAGATTCTGAACCAAACATTTCATTTTCTATATCATCCATAAGTAAATCTTTAAAAGAATCTTTAAGTTGGTCACCTTGTTCACTCTCATCACCTTTGCCTAAGTAAAGTGCAGCAAGTTTTTCTAAAGCTTGTTTTTCTAATTCGTTTTTAGCAATAGAATAAGCAGTAAGTTTTTTTGCTAATTTTACAACATCATCAAACGTTTCACAGTTATCAATTTCTTTAATATAACCATATTCTTCTGTTGTAAATTTAACACCGCAATTATAACCAGCTTTGTAGAATAAATTTGCTTTATTAATAAACTGTTCTTTTGATAAATCTCTATTTTTAACACCAAAAAAATTTCTATCAACTAGTTCTTTATAAGCTGAAATAAAATCTTTTTTAAGTCCTGGATATTCTTTTTGAATTCTTTTTTCAATCCTAACATCTTCAATTACATTTGCCCAAGAATGCAATAATTTATTAGCAGTAAATACCTCAGTATCTTTTTTTCTAAATGGAGTGTAAAGAGCATGTCCCACTTCATGAGCAATTAACATGTTTTCAATATTTTCGGAAAGGTTCTTCCAAACAGGAAGAGTAAGAACTCTGGTTTCTATATTAAACGATGCAGTAGGAACAGGTTGCCTAGAAACAGTTATATTTTCAGTAGAAAGTAGTTTCGCTAATAAATCTTTTTTATTCATAATATATACGTATATTTTACTATATTTCGATCTAAAAGTATATAATTATAGGAAAATTAAAAAGATATATAAATCAATGACTTATTTTAATTTTG